GCCCGGCCACTACGCCGTTGGTGCCGGTCACATCAGCCACGGTCTCGTCATCCTCGACGAAAACCAGCGTGCCGACGTCGGCCACATCCACCGCATTGGTGGCAGAGTTCTTGAACTTGAAGACCTTATCCTTCCGGATCCGCACGACCAGGTCACCGTTGGAACCGCTGGAATTGTCCACGGTCTCCTCGGCCACGCCGAGGACCTTGATCCCGGCGGTGTCCGCAGCCTCGACCGCGTAACCCGCAGAGTTGAGGCCGACCATCTTACCGGCCTCGATCTTGGTCGAGGCGGCGACAGCCAAGGGCACCAGCTGCCCATCCTTCCATTCCGTTTTGCGCTCAGCCATGAGTCACTCCTTTATTTCCCGAACTTCTGCAGGTCTTCGACACTGTTGCCGAACATCTCGGCTATGCGCTGCTCCTCGGCATTCAGCGCCTTCCCCTGGTCCTCGGGCCTCTTGCCGTCCATCCTGGACGGATCCCCGATCACCGGCGCGGCCTTGCAGTATTCTGCGAAGCGTTCCAGTCCGCCGTCCTGGGCACACTGCGCCTTGTGGTACTCGACGGTGGCCGGGGTGATCTTGCCTTCGGCCAGGGCCTTGTCGATGGCTGCGGTGATATCCTTGTCCTTGGCCTGCTTGTTCAGGTCGGCCAGGCCCTGCTCGGCGTTCGTGGCCCGGGCCAGAGCGGCGTCGTAATCCGCGCGCGGCACGAACTTGTCCAAGCTCGGGGTGGCGTTCAAGGCCGTAGCCAAGTCGCCTTTGAGCTGGCCAATATGGGCCAGGGCCGCCTCGAATGTCGCGCCCTTCGGCAGCCCGAGTTTGGCCAACAGTTCTTCCAAAGTCATATGATCCTCCCGCCCATTGAGGGCCTGTAAAAAGAGATTCGGACGGTTGGTCAGACCCACTGAAGTGAGCGCCACCACCCGCTTGGAAGCCCGTTCGAAGACGATGACCGGGCTGACGTACCGGTAGGCTTTGGACTCCACCGCGTTGCGTCCTGCTTCAGTCCATTCGACGCGGCCCCAGATTTGGCCACCACGATTTTGCAACTCTTTGATCCAGCCGACTGCTGGTGCCGGGTCTCCCTGGGTTGCCTTGAGCTCCGTGGCATGTTCCATGTCCAGGGGCAGATCCATGGCGTTGGCGGCGAACGCATCGACGACCAAGTCCGGGCTGTCGTTGATCCACCCCCTGCCGTCGCGCCCGATGACGTCGCCGGCGGGGATCAGACAGATCCACTCTGGAGCCTGACCGTCCGCTTCCAGCACGGCTATGGCGTTAAGCGCCACTCCTGATGCGGAAGCAATGGCGTTGAGGGCCACAACATGATCAGCGGCCCCGTGGCCCAAGACCAGCACGCGGCTCATGCCTCATCCTCCAACATGTCCTTGAGCGCCTTGGCCGGACGAAATTTGACCGATGTCCTGGCCGGCACATCCATGGCCACACCCTGCGGCGTCTGGATGGATCTGGCCGCCAGCTGCTTGAGCTTGAGTTTCCCCAGCCCGGGCAGGCTCAAGCTCTGGCCCTGGTACAGGGCGGCGTGGCCGACAGTGGCCAGGGCGTCGAGGACTCGCTCACACGCGGCCTTGCTGTCGCCCGAGGCTTCGGCCAGGGCCGAAACCAATTCCTGTTTCTTCATCCACTCCTCCTTCCCGGACAGCCGGGTTATGTGGCGAAACCATAGGCAAGACGCACGCAGCGCGCAGGACGGCACGGGTTCCTGGCGAGACGAATCCGATTTTCGTGTATGAGGGGATGTTCGAGAAACAAGCGAAGGTCGGGACGGACGACCCACCCGAAGGACGGACATGCCGTTTTTACCCCGTTAACCCCCCGTTAGATTTTGCGCTGGGCAAAAATGCGGGCCGAGGGGAGGGGGCAGCGGCTTGAACGCAGGAGGATTGATTTTAGAGCGAAGAGTAGAAATAAAGGGCCAAGGAAAGAAAAAGCCCCCAAGTTTTACCAAGGGGGCTTTGAAGGAAAGGATGTTGGGCTATCCGCCCAAGAAGGCTTGGACCGCGCCCTTGACGGCTTCCCTAGAGACGTCCTTGATGAGTTCGCCGGTCCACCCGGAGATGCGTTCTCCGATACTCGGAGCATGCTCCAATTTCTTAGGCGAGCGATTCAAAGCGGCGAGACCTTTGCTGGTCAGGCGCACGTCCATAAAAATCCTGTTTGTTGTTCCTCTACCAGCCTCGCTGCCAATACTCACATACCCTTCATCATGAAGGAATGAGACTGTTTCAGAGTAGATTTCACACAACTTATCGTCGAAATTCTCAAACCCTGCCAGATCAAGTGCCTTAGATGTCTGTAAAAGAGTCGGGACTGGGAACTCACTATAGAGCTTGCCCAAGATTGCTACACAGCACTTGTTGAAGAGATCGATATTTTCACACATGCGAACTTTCCTCATTTGTCTTCGAGCGGACGACCAGCCTGGTTCTCGTCAAATTGCGCCTGGTCTTCTGGAGTGGCACAGAGGCCGGAGGTTATTTCCCCTTCGTCCAAGGTCAGGTCAGGGATATTGATTGGCATATCTGCTCCTGATGATATTTGATGTCCGTCGCGCATACTCGCGCGGGGCGGGATTGTTGAGTGCTTCTGCCCAACATTCGGCGATGAATTCGGCGATGTTCGTTTTTGCATAAGTGGAAACCTGTTCTGTCATTCCAGCTGCCATAGCTTCCCTGTATGCCGTCACAATTTCCTGGTCAACGCGCAAGGCCAAAAGCTGATCCAGCTGGTGTCCCAACTCGTGGTCGACGACGCTCCTGATCGTGTCACAGCCGACTGGGTGGAACCTTACTTCCACGTTGCGGCGCAAGGCGTCCTTGAACTCCTCTGGGCTCGCAGCCCATCGTTTGTTCACCGACACCCCTGAGACGTTTTTCTGCGACCAGGAGAAAGCCAGGGTCTGGCTTGGAACCTTCTTGCTCGGCACATAGCGTTCGGCGATCTTCGCAAAGTCGTCAGCTCGATCTGGATTTGCGGCCTTCAACTTTGCAGCCATATTGTCGATCTCCAGCTTTCTCCATCTGGCGATCTGAGCCTGGCACGTGCCGACGAATTTCTGATTTTGGCGCAAAGCCGGAAACTCACGGATGTGGTCCGCCAGGCTCTGTAGCCACTCAGCCACGATCTCGACCTTCGCCCCTGTAAAGTCGGCGTAGTCGACCAGGTCATTCTTGACTGCCCACGATTCAGCCTCTTTGACGCTCTTGAATTCTGGCACCTTCAGTGTGGTGGGAGCAGTCGCCGCGAGCACGTCCTGCTGAGCTGGAATGGGCGGTAGAGATTTCTCCAGCTTCTCCCGCAGCACATCCGGGTACCTGGACAGATCCGGCGCCCACGCCTCCTTACCTGGGTGCCCCTCGAAGCCTCTGTCCGGCATGAGCGGACGCGCCGGCATAGGTCCGTTCGGCCCGACAGGCTCGATCAATTCGCCCAGGCCGTTGCCCTCGTGTACCGTTAAACCGCGCTCCTTCACCTGGCGTTCTGACAGGGTCTTGACCTTACAGCGGCACCTGAACCCGTTCGGCGGATAGAAGGTGTCCCAGAAAGGGCTGTCATGGCGGTAGACGCGGCCGTGCAAGGCACGGTGCGTGGGCCTGGTGCGGGAGTCGTTGACTGCGCTGTACTGCCAGTACGGTCTCGCCTTGGCCACGGACTGCATCTGCTTGTAACGTCCCACGTTGTAGGCTGTCTGAATGTTCGTGCGGAAGAGGTTGTCCACACGCCATGCTGCCTTTCCGGTCCACCCGTTCTCTGCCCATATGGGCGCGAGAGACTTCTTCCAGGCCCCGAAGCTCACGCCCTCATCAAGCGCCTTCTCGATGGACTGGAAGATCTCTCCGAGCATGTCAGCCCTTGCCAGGCGCGATACCGTGAAGGCCCGAACGCGATATTGCTCGGCCAGTCTGTAGAATTCCTTTGGCGACAGCTGAACCTTGCTGCGCCAGTACTCCAGGGCCTCCGCCATGGGCAGCGGCCGCAGTGGGGCGTCGATGTCGGCGTATGCGTTTGCAGCTCGTGGCTTACGCTTCATCCTCGCCCCCGGCCTGGCTTCGCCCCCACAGGTCAGCAGCAACCATGGAGCGATGCACGCTGTCCTGCAGGGCGTCAGCTTCGCGATCCATGTATTCGGCCAACATGACCCGCAGCTCGTCAAAACTTCTGGCCTGACGGATCAGCTCGTCAATCTCCTGGCCTTCCAGCTTCAGCGCGGCGGCGCCCTCGGGAACGATCCCGGCCACCAGGTCTTCCAGGGCCTGCTGGTCAGGGGTGAACTGTGCCCGCGCCTTCATGCTGTTCATGGCCGGGGCGAACTGAACCAAAGCCGACTGGGGCTGCAGGCATTCAGCATCTTTGGCCGGATCCGAAAACCCCAGCTTATCCCGAACCTCAGAAGACTCAACCCTGAGCCCCAGCGGCACAAGCTTGGCCAAAGCTTCGGAGAGCACGGTCACGTCCGCCGATTCCGGCTCACGCAGGCAGACCTTGGGGTATGCCTTCTGCGGCCCATGATTCAGCACGATATACGGGATGACCAGGTCGCGCTCCAAGGTCTCAGCCAGCTGGTCAGCATCGGCATCCCGCAAGTCCTTGCGTACCTCGTTGTGCACCTGCGCCTGGGCCAGGCTGGATCCGTTATCGATGGTCATGGTCTGACCGAGCACGGCCTTGGACACCTGGGAGTCCATCCAGTTCGCCATGCGCTCGAATAGATCCGCGCCTGCCGTACTGTTGGCCAACTCCTGGAATTCGATCTGCATCCCCTCCGGAATCACGGCGGCCGCATCAATGCCCAGGTTGGCCACGGCAGCCTTCAGGATGTCTATATTCGCCTGCGGCTCGCCTAGCCTGTACTTGCCCAGGCGCAAGGGCATGCCGAAGACCTCGGCAAAAGCCATCCAGTCCTTGATGCCGAAGCTTTTGAACATCCAGGACCAGGCCACGACGCGGGCCAGGCCGCCCCGGATCGGGATGCCGCTCTTGAGCTGGGGCACGTGCCGGATGAATTTGTACGGCTCCAGGGGTATGCCGTTCATCATGTCCGCTTCATCACGGAGCCTGATTTCCGTGCGAGACTCCTGGTCAAACTGAAAAAATCGTGGATCCCGCCATACATAACGGGCCGGTTTCCAGGGTGTCGCCGACCTGTCCCAGATTATTTCCACCACGGCGAAGCCCTTGCCCAGAGCATCAAGGCAATGTTCCATCATGCTTTTTGTGCTGCGCTTGAACAGCGCGCGGACCTCATCCGCCAGTTCCACATCCTTGGCGTCATCTGTGGCCGCCTCGATCACCACCGGCAGGCCGGAAACAGCCCGCTTTCTGGTGCCGAGTACTGATGCATAGTGGCCGTCCCGCTCCTCCATCTCCTCGGCCAGGGTCAGGTAGGCGTTATGGTCGCCCTCGGCCGCGTCGCGGAGCAGACAGGCCAGCCCGCCAGGGGTCAGCCCGGAAGCGATGTGTCCGAAGTTCCAAAGCGAACGGACCCCGGTCAAACCAGGGGCCGCAATTTCCTTGTCCAGCATGTTCTTGCGAACCGGCTTGCCGTACTGATCCAGGATCATAACAGTCTCCCCCTCGTTCTCATTGTGTTCTCGCGCCGCACGGGATGGTAGGCGTATTCAACCGGTCCGCCGTCGAGCTTGACGGCATGCACAAGCATCGCCCCGGCAATGGCCGCGTCGCCGTGACGCTTGCCGCCCTTGTCCTGGGTCCTCACGTCGGGAACGCGGGCCACGCCGCGTACGATCTTGAGCGCCCTGTAATCGTCCAGGATCAGGCTGTCCTTGGGCATGTTCCAGGTGCGATCTTCAAACTGGGCTTTGAGCTTGGGCATGTTTTCCCGGTACCACGTCTCGGACAGCATCACTTCCTCGACACGGCTCGCGCCATAGGCCTGGCGCGTTTCTTCGGCCAGGGCCTGGCCATTGCCACGCGCGTCCATTGCCGCCCGGCTGAAGCGGGGCAGGCGATCCAGGATGTAAAAGAGGATCTGGCGCTGGGTTCGAAATGGGCAGTTGCGCAGCTCCAGCACGAACAATGTCTTGAGGTCCAGGTTTGCGGCTTCCTGAGCGGGATGCAGTACCGACAAGTCTCCGGAGCGCCCAAAGTCCTGGCCAAGATAGCTGCGCAGGCTTGGATCGGCGGCAACCAGGTGCGGATCCAGGTGCTCTTCGCACCAGTCCCGCGTCTCGCGCATGGCGCGGTCCAGGGGCCAGTCCACAAAGTCTTTGGCTGGGGGCTCCCACCTGATAACGGGGATGGCTGGGTCCATCACGGACTCGATCATGTTCCTGGTCAGATACGCGCCGGTGCCGCTGGCCGGGATGCAGAAAAGTTCCTCGTCCGCCCCGTCGCCATAATCGGCGATCAGCGCGTCCCGCCACTGGTCCTCCAGCTCCGGCGTCCACTCTTTCCCCGTGACTTGGCAGATGCGGCGGTACAAGCCATCGCCCAGGGCCTCGTCCAGCGTGGTCCGGTGCAGGCTGTAGGCCTTCTTCCCGGCCCGGATATCCTGGATGAGCTCGTTGAATGGGTTGTCGTCGCCGTTGTGAGTGGAGATGATGCGCACGCTGCCTCCCCACATCAAAAGCGCGTTCGCGGCTTTGAGCAGTTCGGGCAGATCGTCGACAAACGCGGCCTCGTCTATGATGACCCGTCCCTGTTTCGAGCGCAGCGACCTCGCCTCAGAAGGCAGGCCCCAGA